CATTCGCCATCAAGAAAATATAACCACCAGTTGGCAATATAGACAATACTTAACGCATAATGCAAGTAATATTATGAAAATTAATAACCAAGAAGCTTGCAGCGCTTTGGGTCTTCCAACTCACTTTCAAACAAATGCAACCCCATCATCTAACGTTCCTTATGCGTTCAAATCTACCTTTGACACAAATGTTCCTGGTTTTGGTTATTGCAACAGCAACTTGAAACAGCCTTATTTAACGAGAGAACAGTTGCAGGCTAGAATGATAGCGCCAATTGTTAACGCACCAATAAATAATAACCAATAAATAGTGTCATCCGTCTAGTAATATTTTATATTTTATATTTTATTTGCGTAATATATAAAATAAAATGTTCTCTCGTTTTCCTTCTTTTAAAACAAGTCCAAGCAGCGCAAAAGTTGAAATAAAATTAGAATGTCCTTATAGTGACAAAGAACCCTTGTCAATAGACGCCACTCCAGAATTCCTCGCTGACTGTGCAAATAAACGTAAACTAGAAAAAGATATAATTCAAGGTTCTATACAATCATTTAGCTCTGAACACAATAAATTTATGAAAGAAATAGATGCTAATTTAAAACAATTTCCCAACGATCAAAACTTATTAAGAAAACGTCTTGGTTATGACCAAAATAATGCAATTTTAACTGTTAATGCCATTGGATCATTTTTGGCAACTAATTCTGGCAAACCTGTCAAGTTTAGCGACATTTTCAATGCGGCAACTAATAAAACTCCTAGCGGCCAATACATTGCTTTATTAAATAAACTTAATAAAAGTGAAAAAGAATTACTAAAAGCGTTTTTAAATATTAAAACGCAAGAAGGTTTGGAATACCTAATTAAAACATTGGGCGAAAGCAACACTGTCGGACTTAAAATACAGAATGATTCAAGATTTAAACATAACCTTGAACGCTTTGTTAAATTGCCAAAAGATATTCAAACGGAACTACTTAAGATGACACTTTCATACGGTGGTAAGAGAAAATCATCAAGACGAACTAAGAAAACAAAAAAGCAAAAGAAAACAAGAAAGCATAAAAAAGACAAAAAATTAAAAAAAACACTTAAAAAATAAACTTAAACAATGCATTTTTTATATTCTATCAGTTTAGTAGAATATGAAGGTATTAAGCATAGACGTTGGAATTAAAAATTTGGCATTTTGTTTATTCGTTAAACCAGACGATGGAACTGGTAACTACGAAATCGCAAAATGGGATAGTATAAACCTAAGTCAAAAATCCGAATCAAAATGTTGCGAAATAGAGAAATTCAAAGACTGCAATAAACCTGCCAAATTTATTAAAAATGGGAAATGCTATTGCTTGAAACATAGCAAAAAACAACCGTTCCAAGTCCCAACAACTGACTTAAAGCCGTCAAATATAAATAAACAAAAAATAAATGGACTATATGAATTGGCTGACAAATATAAAGTAAAATATGAGAATCCTATTAAAAAGGCCGATTTAGCGGCATTAATTAACAATTATGTTTTTGAAAAATGCTTTGAACCCATAATAGATACAAATGCGTCAAAAATAGATTTAGTCACCATCGGCAAAAATATGAAACTGAAGTTGGATACAATTTTGAATGAACATTTGTCAACTCTTACCCACGTTGTTATTGAAAATCAAATTAGTCCAATTGCCAATCGCATGAAAACCGTGCAAGGAATGATTGCCCAATATTTTATCATGAGAAATGACAGCATCAACATAGAGTTTGTTTCAGCTTCCAACAAATTGAAAGACCAGAATGCGAGTTTAAAAACCAGTTATAGTGAGAGAAAAAAGTTGGGAGTTCAGCAATGCTTGGAAAACATTTCAAATAACATTAATTATACTTCGTGGGAAACATTCTTTAAAAACCATTTGAAAAAAGATGATTTAGCAGATTCTTTTTTGCAAGGTAAGTGGTTTATTGAAACTAAACTAGTGTAAAAAATAGTAGCAGCAAATGAAATGTTACAGTTATATGTTTAGCGTTTTGTTCGGGTTTTATTACTTTTGCGACTTTGTTTTAGTCGTTGGCGCTTTGTCTTTCTTTTTTTCCTATGACGACCTCCAGAACTTTTTAACTCTTTGATATTTGGATTTTCATTGGGCTTGGATTTTGTAATAACAATATATGCAATTGCTGCTTCGTCTAATTTAATTTGTGGAATTATTGAACTTAACGAAATCTTAAAGACACCTTTTTCTTGACGATTTCCTTGTACATAATATATGAAATCTACACCTACTGAATTTTTAACAACAAAATTTGTATCTGTTATTTTTCCATTTATAATAACGTCCTCGTAAGAAGTTATAACCATTGCATGCCTTTCCCCTCTAACTTTAAGAAATAGGCCCCCATAAAATCCAAGGTCTAGCCGTTTTTTTAAATGTTCTATTCGCGAATTAAATTGAGCACCAATATCATCCACAGTAATTGCCGTTGCATAAATATCATAATTTGAATCTTTTATCTCATTTTTTAAACCATTTAAAACATTGTAAAGTGATTCGCAAATTAATCTTACGTATGGAATTTTTAAAACAGTTTCTATTTGTTTTGCAGATTTTATAACTGGAAAACAAGTGCTTTCAGTGCATGGTTTTGCAAAATTTAAAGTAAACGCAATATTTTCAACACTTATTTCGGAATTTAAATTATTATGTAAAAAATCGTCAATTATTTCAGAAGTTTTGCCTCCATTGCATCCATATTTACTAGTTATAGTAATATAAATGTATGAGTATAAAGCGGCAAATATATTTTCTTTAAGATTTTCTGTTTCGTCTCTCGTTGCAGCGTCTCCTAAACAGGATGGGTATTTTTTAAAGTATTTTTGTGATCTAGTTTTTCTAAAATTTAAAACATCTAAGTGACTTGGTTGCGCAGTATATGATTTGTATCTGCTTAAATTCTTATTAAAACATTCAAATGGATTTAAAGCACAATCTTCTTTATAATAATAACTGCATTTTTCTATAACAGCACTATCAAAATAGCGCCTGCCAATTACTTTGATAAACCGTGCTAATATTCGCGACGCAGCGTGTGCAAAACACGTCCCCCTTGATTGGTTTGATACAGTTAAAGACGTTGCTCTTGATAATTTTGGTTTAGGAATAGGAACAGGAACAATCCCCGTTAAAGAAGTCATTATATAAACGTTTAGAAAATTAAAGTTTCTAATGGTTTATCTTGACAATCTAATTAATTTTGCTTCACTTTTCTCAAAAGTGGAAATAATAAAATTTTGCTCTACTTTTCTCAAAAGTGGAAATAATAAAATTTTGCTCTACTTTTCTCAAAAGTGGAAATAATAAAATTTTGCTCTACTTTTCTCAAAAGTGGATATAATATAATTTACAATTCGTATTACTTAAAATTATATGTTCTTATTAAATCATAATAGATAGAATGGACAGCGAAATTATTGACATTTCTGAATTAAATATGGGAAACAGCGGACCATCTTTAAAGTCATCTAATTTTGGCGGTGGACTTGAACTTTTGATGAATGACAACAAGAAGGCCGGTGGACGCCCTTCAAGCGACATTGACCTTGATGACTTGAATAATTTAGAGAATGAATTGAATGATTTAGTGGAAGAGGAACCTGACCGAAATTTATTTGAGGGACAATCCGATATGTTTAGCAAAGGTTTTTCTCTTAATTATGACGAGAAACCTTCGGTAAGGTTTGACGATGCTTCCAAAACTATTGGTCAAGCCACAGCAGAGGGTTCCCCTGAAAATAAGACGTGGGATGGTTTTACCAAGTTCAACAATGTTCCTATTAACCCTGACAAGCCTATGTCTAGCCAACCTCAAATGAGCAGGGAGGAGCTTTTAAGAGAGAAGTTCAAGTTTCTAAGGAAGTTGGAAGCTTTAGAACAAAAAGGCGTTAATTTGACTAAAAAATACAGCATGGAGTCTCCTCTCGCAGAGATGCAGGGTGAATACGAGATGATTATGGAGGAAAAGACAAAACAGAACTCAGTAAAGTTTCAAGGAAACATGCTCATGGCATGCATTAATGGTATTGAGTTTTTAAATAACCGTTTTGATCCATTTGACGTAAAGTTGGACGGCTGGTCGGAGCAAGTGAACGAGAACATGACTGATTATGACGATGTTTTTGGTGAACTTTATGATAAGTATAAGAGCAAAGCGTCAATGGCACCAGAACTCAAGTTACTTTTCCAACTTGGTGGCAGTGCAATGATGGTCCACATGACTAATACCATGTTCAAGTCTGCCATGCCAGGCATGGACGATATCTTGCGTCAAAATCCTGACTTGATGCGTCAGTTTCAAACAGCCGCGGTAAATTCCATGGGCCAACAGAGTCCTGGGTTTTCCGGCTTTATGAATAACATGATGAACCCTGAGCCCCAGGTTCCTATGACCGGTCCTCCACCACCGCCCATGGCTACTCAGGGTATAAATGCTCCTTCAAGCCGACCTGGTAACAATAGTAGTTTCAACGGCCGACCTGATCTAAATGCTAGCATGGGGCGAAGCAGTTTTAATCCCAATCAGAATGATGGAATCAATATTCGAGAGAACTTTTCAGGCGCAAATGATGGAGACAGAAGCGGTAGACGCGGTCCTGGTCCTCGCGCTGAAATGAAGGGACCCGCCGATATTTCCGACATTTTGTCTGGTTTAAAGACCAAGACAATTAACATTCAAGAGGCTGCTCCTCAACAAAATAACAATAGCATAAACATTAATGATAGCAGCACAATTAGTATTTCCGACTTGAAAGAGTTGCAGTCGGATGGTAATATGCCAAAGCGCAGCAAGAGACGTCAAAAGTCTGACAAGAATACCGTCAGCTTGGACATCTAAAAAAAATTGACCTAAAATTTTAAAACTGGTAAATTCCAAAGATATTCAGGATGTTTGGAATTAAAACCGCGTTATTTATTCTTAGCTGTTTTGCTACAAAAATCTATAGCAAAACAACTGTCATGGTGGTGCTTGGATGCGCCATTGAAGACGTTCAACAAGAACGCGTTTCGGCGGCTCTGAATTACGCCGTGTCAATAGAAGATTCGGATATTGTATGGTTTGTGACTGGTGGAGTTAAAAATGCCGTGATTGCAACAGAGGCAGAACAAATGAGAGAAAAAATTACAGGGTCCAAGGGAAAAATTGTATTGGACAACAAGGCCAAAAATACTGCAGAAAATTTTGCTTATTTGAAAAAGTGGATCTCCGAGTCATACGATGATGCGGAATCTGTTGAAATTGTTGTTACCACGTCAGATTTTCATCAAGAACGCGCGTCCAAGATTTTCAACGGCATATTTACAAACAATGCATCAAAACTTGATTGGAACTTGAGCATTAGTGAAGGCTGTGCACATTGCTGGAGTGATGAGAAAATCCACATGCAAAACGTTGCCATTGATGTAAAAAATGCAGTGCGCATTTTGGCGTGAATAAACTACAAGACGCGCAACATAAATAAACACACTCATATAAAGCAAATTATTAAGAGTTATAATTCATTTATTATATTGGCTGGTAAATATAATAAATGAACGATGAAACAAACAATGAATCAAACAATGAAACAAACAATGAAACAAACAATAAAAGAATAATTATGGATAAGAAAGATTACAAGATGACCAAAATAAAGAAAAACAGTTTTTTGTTTGAATATGACATTGAAAATAAAAACGTTTTGCTAGAAAAAATTATTACGTTAGATTTTATTACAATTATACACGAAATAAACAAAGCAGATATATTTGAAGACTTTTATTTAGAAAAACATTCTGATAAATCTGCAACGGTTTTTATATTATTCAAACACTTTTTTGACGATTTTGGAATTCCGCAAAAATACGCTCACCTTGACGTTAAACTTGAAAACATAACCAACCAAATTATTTTTACAACAACAACAAATAACAATTTACCAAAAAGAAACTTAAAGCCGTCCGTGGAACTTTTGCAAATTTCACACGCAACTACTACGTGCAATTTTATTAATCCTTACAAAGCAAGCATTAAAACGACTGCAAATTTTTACAACACAATTGATTTTCCAGAGTTTGTGGAAAAAATGGCAACAACGATTATTGGAAAAATATTTTT